GGCAGCGCGACCTGCTGGGCGCCCTGCTCTGCTGGAAGAAGGCCGACGGGACCAGGCGCTTCACCGACGCCTACATCGAGGTCGGGCGCAAGAACGGCAAGTCAACGCTGGTGGCCGGGCTCGCGCTGTACATGCTGCTGTGCGACAACGAGCCAGGCGCCGAGGTGTATTGCTGCGCGAGCGCACGCGATCAGGCCGCGCTTGTCGGCGACGCCTGCCGACAGATGGTTCAGTCAAACCCAGCGCTCGCTTCTCAGGTGGACGTGTTCCGAAACGTTATTACCTTTGGCGTCTCCAAGCTTGAGATCCTCTCCAGCGACGCCGGGACGAAGCACGGCAAGAACGCCAGTTGCTGCGTGTTCGATGAGGTGCACACGTTCCAGACGCGCGACCTGTACGACGCGATGGTGACGAGCATGGGCGCCCGCAAGCAGCCGCTGCGGGTGTCGATCACGACCGCCGGCTACGACCGTCAGAGCCTGTGCTGGGAGCTGCACGACTACGCGGAGAAGGTGCGCTCTGGCGTGGTGCAGGACCACGGGTTCATGCCTGTGCTGTTCGGCGTCCCGATGGAGGCCGACTGGAAGAGCCCCAAGGTCTGGGCGAAGGCGAACCCGTCGCTGGGCGTGACGGTCAAGGAGGAGTTCCTTGCCGCGGAGTGCGCGAAGGCAAAGGAACTGCCGAGCTACGAGACCGCCTTCCGGCAGCTGTACCTGTGCCAGTGGACCGAGAGCAAGAAGACGTGGATCAGCGCAGACTCGTGGAACGCCTGCTATTGCAGCGGCACGGACTACGACGCGCTGGCTGGCCGCGAGTGCTGGGTCGGCCTCGATCTCTCGACCACTACCGACCTGTCGGCGCTGTCGCTCGTGTTTCCGCTCGCGGACGGGTCCGTGGACGTGCTGAGCTACGCCTGGTGCCCCGAGGAAGGCATCCGGCGCCGCAGCCGCAGCGACCGCGCGCCCTACGAGGTGTGGGCCGCGAAGGGATGGCTGCAGCCGACGCCGGGCGCGGTCGTCGACTACGACTTCATCGGCCACAAGATCCGCGAACTGGTGAAGCGCTATCAGGTCAAGGCGGTTGGCTACGACCCATGGGGCGCGACGCAGCTTGCCACGCAGCTCTACGCCGAGGGCGTCCCGATGATCGAGGTGCGACAGGGCTACCGCACCCTGAGCGAGCCGGCCAAGAGACTGGAGGCACTTGTGCTCGGCCGCAAGCTGCGCCACAACGACAACCACTTGCTGAATTGGGCCGTGTCGAACTGCGTGCTCGACATCGACCCAGCCGGAAACGTGAAGCCATCGAAGCAATCGTCCACCGAGCGGATCGACCCGCTCGCCGCGCTCGTCACTGGTCTTGCTACATGGCTGCACCAGAAGGACGACAGCGGTCCCAGCGTCTACGAGGAAAGGAACATCGAATGGGTCTGACCGACATCCTGCGCCGCTACCTCGGCCCCGTGCCGCCGCGCTCCGACTTCGAGGACACCGTGCCCATCGGGCAGTCCACGAGCGGCAGCGTGCAGAGCTACGTCCAGTCGTACAGCTACACTGGCGAATCCATCACACCGGCGCGCGCGCTGGAGGCTCCGAGCGTGTACGCCTGCGTGCGCCTGATCGCGTCGAGCATCTCGCGACTCGACTGGGAAGTGCTGCGGGAGACGCCAGACGGGAAGATTGCGGAGCCCGACCACCCGCTCCACAACCTGCTGAACTACGAGGTGAACGAGGACGTGGGCGCGCTGCAGTGGAAGGAGAAGATGATCTCCGACTGCCTGCTCACGGGCAATGCCTACTCCTACATCCACCGCGACGCGGCTGGCCGCCCGGTGGCGCTGGAGCCTCTGCGCCCTGATTACGTTGCGGTCTACCGCGACGGGCAGAACCAGCCCTACTACCAGGTCTGGACTGGCAAGTACACGGGAAAGGACGCGGAGAAGGCCACCCGTCGCTTCCGATCGTTCGACATCTTCCACCTCGTCGGCACGACCAGTTTCGACGGCATCCTCGGCGTTCCTCCGATCCACCTGATGCGCGACGTGATCGCACTCGAGCTGGAGATCACCGAGTTCATCACGCGGTTCATCGCGAACAATGCCGTCCCTGCAGGCACGCTGAAGATGCCGGGCCGCCTGAGCCCGGAGGCGTCGAAGCGCCTGCGTGAGGCGTGGCAGGCTGCTCACGGTGGCGCGAGCCGAGCAGGCCGAGTGGCCGTGCTGGAGGACGGCCTTGAGTACAAGCCCATCAGCAACTCGATGAAGGACAACGACCTGATCGAGATGCGCAAGTATTGCAGGCAGCAAATCGCCGCGATGTTCCAAGTGCCAGCGCACAAGGTCGGAGACACGGACTCAGGTTCGTACAATTCCACAGAACAAGCTGATGCAGAATGGGTCAAACATTGCCTTGCCGGCTGGGCAAGCCGCATGGATCAGGAGGCGAGCCGCAAGCTGATTCAGCGCGGCGAGCCGTACTGCACCCGGGTCAATTTCGACAGCCTTCTTCGTGCTGACATGAGCACGCGGTTCAACGCCTACGCGGTAGCAATCACGAACGGCGTGCTGAGCATCAACGAGGCTCGCGCTCGCGAAGGTCTCAAGGCGGTCGAGGGCGGCGACGACATCCGCGTGCCCCTGAACACCGCTACCCCAGGTGCCCCGGCGGCGGGCTCTTCCGTCCCGCCGTCGGAGGATCTGGAGGTCGATGAGGTCGAGGCTGAAGGCGATCCTGAGGACGTGCAGTCCGAGGAGTCTGACGCCGAGACGCAGCGTGGCCTCGAAGCGGTCGCCGCGGCACAGCGCATGGCTGCCATCGCCGCAGTGCGCCCGGCAATCGAGGGTGCCTATCGCAGGCACATGAACCGGGTCTCCGAGTATCTGCTGAAGCAGCGCACGCAGGTGAAGCTCGACCGCTGGGAGTGCCCGCTTGAGTGCCTGGACGCCGACCTGCGGGACACCGTTGCCGGCCTCGGTCGCCTGCTGGGCGACGAGGGCAAGGCGCTGAAGGTGCTCGACGCGGCGCTCCTGCGTCACGCCCGGCACATGCGCGGCAATGTCGGCCGCATCGCAGACCTGACCGACAGCATCGAGGGATGGCGCACCCTTCCGGGCTCGGCCGCGGCCGAGCTGCTGGACTTGGTGCGCATGGAAGTGTTGAACGAACCCGTACTGGAGGAACGAAATGAGCAAGCCTGAAACCCGTGCCCTTGGCACCCTGAGCGAGGCCGCCGACCTGAAGGTTCGCGGCTATGCCGTCACCTGGCAGACCTACGACATGGGGCGAGAGATGGAGCGCATTGACCCCAAGGCGTTCGAGCGGGCACTCGAGAACCCCGCCGACATTGCCCTGCTCTGGAACCACGACACCGGCAAGCCGCTCGCTCGGGTCCGCGCCGGCAACCTGCGCCTTTGGACGGACGAGAACGGTCTCGGCTTTGAGGCTACCCTTCCGGACACCGCGACTGCCCGGGAGGCCCACGCCCTGGTGCAGAGCGGCGTGGTCAGCCAGTGCTCGTTTGGGTTTATGGTGCGCGAAGAGCGCTACGAGAAGGGCGAAACCAAGCCCGTGCGGGTGATCCTGGACGCCGAGCTGCTTGAGCTGTCGATGGTGACCTTCCCCGCCAACCCCACGACCAGCGTGGAGGCCCGGGAAGCCGCCCAGGACGCGCCGGTGCGTCGGACCCTCCGTCTGGCCCCTCCCATGTGAGGGTGGTCTTGCAGGGCGTTTTAGGCGTGCCAAAATGCCCGTAACTGAATAGCACCGCGAGCGGCGGTCAGACCCTAGTGGTCCCCGACCGCGAGCGTGGCAAGCCTCCGTGCAGACCCTCGTGGCGCACTGGCTAGCAAGCGTTGGAACTGAACCCCCCACCGCTGCGGCCGTGCGCCTTTTTCTTTGGCCCGTCGCAGCGCTCAACACGGAGACTGCGATGGCTGAGAAGAACAACAAGCTGGACCGCGGCGGCGAGGAATATCGCGCGCTGTTCCGCAACTACTTGGCAAAAGGCCACAAGGGCCTGACCGATGCCGAGGCTCGCGCCCTGAGCGAAGGCAGCGCGACTGGCGGCGCGGTGCTGTTCCCGACGACCTACTCCAACCTGTTCATGGAAGAGCTGGGCGACGACCGCATCGTCGGCAAGGTGAGCAAGGTCTACACCTCGACGGGCACCTTCAGCGTGCCGATCATCACTCCGCCAAATAGTCAGACATCCGCCCCGCAGGGATTCAGCGTGCAGAAGAACCCCGGCGAGCCTGGAACGCTGATTGACGCAACCGCAGGCAGCCAGGCCACGGTGACCGTTCCGTCGTTCACGGTGCCAGGAACCAGCAACACTGGCACGGGCACCGCCACGTTCACGCTGAAGCGCATCAGCGTCATGGTGCGGGCTTCGCAGGAGCTTGTCGAGGACTCAGCCTCCATGGGCGACGCCAGCGTCGAAAGCATCATCGTCCGTCAGGCGACGCAGGACATCCTGCGAGAACTGTCTCGGCAGATTTTGATCGGCAACAAGGACGACAACGTGACCGCGGGCACGGCCAGCACGGCTGGATCTGACGCTTGCCATGGGATTGTGAACACGCTGAAGCGCTACAGCCGCAGCATCACGACATCGACCGCGTTCGGATCCAACGCCGGCGATTTCAACGCTGGTACTGCAATGCTCAACGTGCTGATGGGGATGTGGCAGCCAGAGCGCTTGGCTCCGCATTATTTCGAGCGAGCGATGCTGATTTTCAACAGCCGCCTCAACTTCCACACTGCTGCCACTTCGCAGGGAGTTGGCATGGGAAGCGCAACAAGTACGACCACCAGCAACTTCCTCACGGAAAAGGATCGCTACTTCCTCGGACTCCCGTGGACGATGGCAGACCTCACGCCCAGTTATTTCAACACGAACACTTTCATCAGCGTCGGCGATCCGATGCTGATCGCCGCTGACCTGTCGCGCTACCTGCTCGCATTCGCGGGCAACGGGATCAGCGTGACCCGACTCAACGAAACTTTCGCGCCGACGAACGAAGCAGCGTTCATCGTCTCGGTGCGTTGCGCAGGTGCGCTGACTGACGTGAACGCTGCTTTCGGAATCCATCGCGGCTAAGCCGCAGAGGAACTTTCACATGGACAGCTACAAGAAGCTCCGCAGCGAGAACGACGCTCGCTACCGCCAGATGAGCGAGCTCATCGAGAAGGCCAACCAGGCCGGCGGCGATCTCTCGGCCGACGACACCAAGACCTTTGATGCGCTCGATGCCGAGTACCGCCGGGTGCAGAGCGTGATCGAGAAGAACCATCAGCTGATGGCGCTGGCGGCGAAGGACCGCGAGGCTGGTTTCGTGGACGTCGGCCCCGACGCCCCCGAGATCCGTCGCGCTCCTGCTGCTCGCGAGACCGCCCAGCGGGCTCCCCGCTTCGGCGACTTCCGCTGCAGCGACGAGTACGTCAAGGCATACGAGACCTACCTCAAGCGCGGCGAGCACACCCCCGTGGCCGAAATGCGCGCTCTGAGCGAGGGCACCGCCGGCTCCGGCGACGTGCTGCCGCCGACCGAGTTCCACAACGAGCTCGCCAAGCGTCTGCAGAACATCGTGACCGTGCGCAACATCGCCCGCGTCCTGCCGCTCGGCAGCTGGAAGCGCGAGATCGCGTTCGAGACCGCCCTGCCCAACGCGGCGTTCATCGCCGAAGGCAGCGCGCCCACCGAGAACACCGGCACCTTCACGAACCGCGTGCTGACCCCGCGCCGCCTGGCTGGTCTTTCGCTCGTGTCGAACGAGCTCATGGAAGACGCGCCCGCCCGTGGCCCGGGCTTCTCGATCGAGTCGATCCTCACCGAGCAGTTTGCCCGCAAGTTTGGTGAGGCTGAGGAGTCTGGATTCCTGGTCGGCAACGGCACCGCGCCGAATCCGAAGGGCATCCTGACCTACACCAGCGGCGCCAACACCACCGTCAGCACGGGCGCGACGATGGCTGGCACTGTGGCCTCCCCCGGCCTGACGGCTGCGAACGTGATCGACTGGGTGTACTCGATCCCCCGCCAGTACCGCATGCACTCCTCGTGCGCCATCGTGACGAGCGACGCTGTGCTCGGCATGATCCGCAGGCTGGGTGCGGTTGGCGGAACCATGAACTACTTCTGGCAGCCCAGCGGCATGCTCGGCGAGCCGGATCGGATCATGGGCATCCCGGTCTTTGCGAGCGCGTATGTCAACAGCATCACCGCTGGCAGCGTCATTGGCATCGCCGGTGCGTTCGACTACTGCGTCATCGGTGAGCGCAGCGGCTACACGCTCAAGGTCCTCCGCGAGCGCTACGCCGACAGCAACCAGACGGGCTTCCTCGCGCAGAACCGCGTGGACATCACCCTGACCCAGACCGAGGCGTTCCGTTACCTCCTGTCTCCGGCCAGCTGATCACTGACCTGAACCCACACCGCTCGGGGGGGAAACCCCCCGGGCGGATTTCAAGCCATGCCAACCGTTCGCGTCATCCAGGCATACGCCGACCTGAAGGAAGCGCATTCCCCGGGCGAAGTGCTGCAGGTTGACGAGCGAACGGCGACCGAACTGCTCGCCACGGGCCTCGCCGAGCGCCACGAGCCCGAGCCACGGGCCTGCGTAAGGCCCGACTGCTGCAAGGCGGTGAAGAAGGGAGTCAAGTGACCGACGGCCTGCGCACCAACCTGAGCGACACGGGCGCCACCAGCGCCGTGATCACGGCAAGCGAGTTCAAGACCCACGCCCG